CGTGGTGATGTTGCGGCGGTTCCGGAGGTTCATCTCGTGAAGGTGTCCGTCCTGATGCCAGTGCGGAACCGCCTCGAGCAACTCGAGCTTGCCCTGCCGACGGTGTACGCGCAGAACCCCGACGAGGTCGTGGCGGTGGATGACGGATCCACGGACGGCTCGACCGAATTCCTGCAACAGCATGACCTCGTGTATGTGCGGCGGGAGCAGGAGCGATACTCACGCCACCAGGGCGCTACGTGGACGGCATGCGGGGATGCGGCGACTGGTGACGTGCTGATCTGGCAGAACGCGGAGATTTACCATCCCGGGGCGCCACCGGACTCGTTCCAGCGATTGCTCGAGCGTCTGGAGCCGGGGGCAATCGCGTTCGGGGTGGTCTACGACTGTCCGATCGCGCGACTGGACGAGCTCGATTTCGACACGCTGCCCACGCTGGACTGGGAGATGAAGGGCGATGGGCGCGGCATTGGTGGTCGGAAGCACGTCGTGCAGGGCTGCCGGATGTACTGCGGGCCGGGTCGGCCGGTGCCGTGGATGTTCCTCGGTGCGATGCATCGGGAGACATGGGAGCGGGTGAGGCCATTCCCGCACAAGGCACCGACGGATCGGATGTTTGCGGCGCGGGCGCTGAAGGCGGGGGTGCGGTTTCTGGGTGCTGGCCAAGCGCTCGGGATCCATCTGAGTCACAAGAACACGTAGGTGGGGGAGTTGACATGATCACGAACGCGAGGATCCGCGAGATAGCGGCGCAGGCGGTGGCGGGCCAGGAGCTCGACGACCGAGGGCGGTTTGCTCTCCAGGGGCGGGTCGAGAATGCGATCCGTCAGGCGCTCGAGGAGGACCGGGGGGGCAGGGATTGGCGCGAGGGAATTGAGAGGAGGGCGCTCCGGACAACGCCGTCGACGTTCCAGGGATAGGCACCTCTTGAGCGTGGCGGGGGCATATGGATGGTGGATGGCATGAGTGGATCGAATGGATCCAGTAACGGCAACGGTCGCCCGAAAAACCCCGCCCTATCCGGCAACCAGCGCGCGTTCCTCGCGGCATATGCAGCAATCGGCAACATCACGGACGCGGCCAAGGCGGTCCCCATCCACCGGTCGCGGCATTACATCTGGCTCAAGGAGTCCACTGCATACGCTGATGAGTTCGAGTCCGCCAAGGAGGAGGCCGTCGACGCGCTCGAGGCCGAGGCCCGCCGGCGCGCGGTGGAGGGCACGGTCGAGCCGGTCTTCTACCAAGGCAATGAAGTTGGCGCGATCCGGAAGTATTCGGACACTCTCCAGATCTTCCTTCTGAACGGTGCGCGCCCGGAGAAGTACAAGTATCGTCAGCACGTCGAGGTCGATGCCAAGGTCAAGCATTCGAAGGACGACGACGGCTTGAGTCTACTCGAAGATCCGGAGGTGGCGGGTGCGCTGGACAGAGCTTTCGCCCGCCGAGCGCAGGGCGGTTCGGTGGCCGAGCCCGGCTGCTCTCGCAACTGATCTTTCACGGGGTGCCTGGGTTCCGGCGCGGCATCTCGAATTCATCTCGAACAAGGTTCGGGCCGCGCTGGCTCGAGGGGGCGCCCGGATCATCCTGTGCATCCCGCCGCGGCATGGCAAGTCGGAGCTTTGCTCGGTGCGCGTCCCCGTCTGGCTCATGTCGCTCCGGCCGACTTCTCGTATCGGGGTGATCACCTACGGGCACCAGTTCTCGGCCAAGTGGGGACGGGCCATTCGGACGCAGATCCGCGATCATGAGGCGGACCTCGGCCTGACGCTCAACCCCGAGAAAACCGGCGCCAACGAGTTCGAGATGATCCAGGGGGGTACGGTTCTCTGCACAGGGATCGACGGCACGTTAACCGGTCACGGGTTCGACCTGATGTTGTTCGACGACCCGTACAAGTCTCGGAAGGAGGCTGAGTCGCCAACCATTCGACAGAACGTTCAAACCTTCTGGACGGACACGTGCCGGAACCGAGTGGAGCCTGGTGGGTCGGTGATCCTTATCATGCAGCGGTGGCGGGAGGATGATCTGGTCGGATACCTGCTTTCCGAGGACGATCCGGAAGAGTGGGAGTTGATCAATCTCCCCGCGTTGGCCGAGGATGACGATCCGCTCGGGCGTGAGGTGGACGAACCCCTATGGCCGGAGCGGTATTCCACCCCTGAGTGGGAGGCCGCGCACGAGGTCGACCACGCCATTACCGGCGGCAAGTGGGACAACCTGCGGGTGTTCCAGCGCAATTCGTACTCGTGGAGTTCGCAGTTCCAGCAGCGGCCGGCGCCGGTAGGTGGCTCAATCTTCCGGTCGGAATACTTCCGGTACTTTCGGGACGATGGCGACCATTACGTGCTGTTGCGAGCGGACATGGAGCCGAAGCGGATCCGGAAGGATACCTGCCAGGTCTTCCAAACGTGCGACACCGCGATCAAGGCCAAGACCACGAGTGACTGGACGGTGTGCCTGACGTACGCGGTCACGCCGGATAACGACTTGCTCGTGCTCGACGTGGCCAGGGCGCGCATCGAGGTCCCCGACCAGATGGCGTTCTTGTACCAGCAGCGGGCCCGGTGGAGCCCGGTATGGCAGGGCGTCGAGGACAAGGCGAGCGGATCCGGGCTGATCCAGGAGGCGCAGCGTCGTGGTCGGCCGTTCAAGGTGCTGAAGGCTGACGCAGACAAGGTGATTCGCGCGACGCCGGCGGCGGTGATGTATGAAAACGGGATGATCTACCACCGGGCAAACGCGCCGTGGCTGGCCACGTTCGAGGGCGAGCTCCTCGCGTTCGACAAGGGCGAGCACGACGATCAAGTCGACACGATGGCGTATGCGGCCCGCGAGATTTCCGAGCCCGCCCCGATGATCCGGTATCTCTGATCGGTTGACTCCCTCTTGAGCATATCGCTAATCCCCCCCATTGTGCGTGAGAACTAAACCCATGGGTCTAAACTATGGCGAAACTCCCCTACCGCAGTCGTCGTTGGTGGCGCAGGGCAAAAGACGCGATCGCCCAGTACATGGCGACGAAAGACGCACCGGTGATGACTCAGCGGGGTGGCCCGCCTCCGGACAACACGTTTTTCCAGACCATGGTGTCGTCGGTGACGGGTGATCTGAAATACCCGTTCGCCGAACATCCTGCGGTGTTTGCCGTGGTGACCGCAGTGGTCGAGCCAATTACTTCTGTGTCGCTCGCGCTGAAGACCGGCAAGGAGGATGCGGCGACTTCGGTGCTGGCGGGCCCGTGGTACGACTTGCTCAACAAGCCGGCGCCGCGGATGGACCAGGCCACCCTATGGCGCTTGACGGCGATGCACTACCTCCTCGGGTCGGCGTTCTGGGTGTTGCGTTCGAAAAAGGGGAAGCTCTCCAGGCCGACGGAACTCCCCAAGTACATCGAGGTGTTGCCTGGCTCGTTGTTCGATCCTCTCGTCATGGGGGGTGAGCTAGTCGGCTATGACCTGCGCCGGCCGACCACCGGGGAGGCAGAACGTCTCGCCGAGTGGGAGGTCGTCCCGTTCATGTTGCCGGATCCGTATCGTCGATGGATGAGCCTGCCGCCGATAGAGGCGGCGCGGCGCAGCATCCGGACGGACGTCAAGGCCCACGAATGGAACGAGGCTACGCTCGAGAACATGGCGGAACCATCGGGTGTGCTATCCACCGACAAAACTCTATCGGATGATCAAGTTCAGCGGATGCGCCGGGCAATGACGGATCGCCACGCTGGGTATGGCAACGCGCGGAAGTTGATGATCCTGGAGGGCGGGCTCGACTACACACAAACGGGGCTATCCCCGCGCGACATGGAATTCGAGAGTCAACGCCAGTGGTCGTTGCAGGAGATCGCCATGGTCTACCGGGTGCCGAAGCTGGTACTCGGGATCACGGACGAGATCCACTCGAAGGAGAGCGCGCGGGTCACGATGAAGTTCTTCTGGGAGAACGCGGTCATCCCGCACTTGTGTCAGTTCGAGCGCACCCTCGAGACGCACTTGTTTGCCGGCCGCGGGGCTGGCCGGAACGAAGCTGCCATCGCGGCGAATGACGTTGCCGTCTGGGGCGAATTCGACACCAGCGGGATTCGCGTACTCCAGGAGGACGAGAACGAGCGGCGCGAGCTCGCGGCGAGGGACTGGGCAATGGGCGTGCCGTTCAACGTGGTGAACGAGCGTCACAATCTCGGGTATGAGCCGCAGGAGGGCGGCGATACCGGGTTCATCGCGATGGGTCTGCAACCGGTGGAGTTCGCCGCCGAGCCGCTCGACTTTGACGAGGATGAGCCCGACGAGGATGAGCCGCCAGAGCCGCCCGACGAGCTTGACGAAGAGGACCCTGAGGACGACGACGACTCGATCGACGACGACGGAGACTCGCGCGGGGCCCCGACCGGAAAACCCGAGTCACGGCAGACGCCACGTAATGATGGGGCCCCGTGCGCCATTAGTGCCCCAGCCATCCAGACGGCATCCCGGAGAGCAGCTGCTCGGGAAATCCTGTGGGAACAGTACATCCGGGGCATCCATGGGCCCGGCGAGCGGAAAATGAAGGGGGCCGTGGTCGGGTGGCTCCGGGACATCCGCCGGCGCGTGTTGCGGTACGTAGAGAACGGGCGCAGTGCCCGCATGGATAGCCCGCTCGACGTCCAGATGTGGTTGGACGAGCAGGCCGAGAAGTGGCGCGAGACGCTCGCGAAGAAGACAGAGCCGATTACCGCGTTCATTGTTGATGCGTCGTTCGACCGCCTGGAGCAACTGCTCGGTGGCGGGCTCTCCGTCGTGCATCCACGGCATCCTCGAGTGATCGATTTCGTCAAGAAGCACGGCGCACGCCAGGTCAAGCAGGTTGGCGATACCACCATCAAGCATATTCGGAATGCGTTGCTCGACGGACTAACCGAGGGTGAGACGGTGACGGAGATCGCCGCGCGGGTGCGAAAAGTGATGAATGTCCGCGCGCACCAGGCGCTGACCATCGCCAGGACTGAGACGGGCATGGCGTCAGTGGGCAGTCGGTATGTGGGCATGCAGGTCGAGGGGATCGAGAATCACGAATGGTTGTCGGCCGGCGATGAGGTCGTGCGGACAGAGCCATACGACCACTCAATCGACGGCGAGAAGCGCGCCATCGGGGATCAGTTTTCGAACGGACTACTCTACCCACTGGATGCGAACGGAGCGCCAGGAAACATCATCAACTGTAGGTGCGACGCGATCCCTACGTGACCATCCCTCTTGAGTGGGCGGTGTGCGTAGAGGAAAACCCGGATGGAGATCGAAATGGCCAAGGTCGCGAAGATCAACGAGCGTAAGACCGACACGCTGCCGGAGGGTATGCGTCGCCGGATCGTCGAGTGCAAGACCCGCCAGGTGGACGAGGAGCGCCGGACCATTACGTTCTTCGCCTCCACGGAGGTCGTGGCTCGAGATGGCGGGATCATCGCCGTCAATGGTTGGGAGCTCGACAACTTCAAGAGGAACCCGGTTTTCCTCTGGTCGCATGCCTCCTGGGAACTCCCGCTCGGGCGGGTGATCGAGGTCAAGAAGGTCACGCGGCCGAAGGACGACCTCGGCAAGCGTCTGGAAATCACGGTCGAGTTCGCGGGGCTGGAGCAGCTCCACGAGAAGGCTGAGACCGTGTTCGCGCTGTACCGGGACGGGTTCCTCTCGGCCGTCTCGGTCGGATATCGGCCGATGGAGTTCGCCGAAATGACCGACGACCAGAAGGCGAAGATGGGCCTGAGCAAGTACGGCCATAAGGTGCTCAAGGCGGAACTGTACGAGGTGTCCGCCGTGAGCGTGCCGGCCGACCCAGAGGCCCTGATCTCCCGCGAGGTGGATGGCGAGGAGGCGCGCGAGGCACTCCTGTCCGTTCGATCGATTGCCCGGGAGGAAGACCTCGAGGGCATCGACCGACTCGTGGCGAGCCTGGAGGGACAAGAAAGCCGGGAGGTCGATGACGAGAACATCCCCCCCGCCGACGAACCCGAAGACATCGAAGAGATCGACGACCTCGACGACGAGGTCGATGCTTACGAGGACATGGTGCTCGATCGCCTCGAGGTACTTGAGGCGGCCATGGAGCGCCTGGCTGGCCTCGTAGAGAAGGCCGTCCGCGCGATCGAGTCCGCACCGGAGTCCCGCCGCACCGAAGCCGTCCCCGCCGAAGAGCCCACGGACGAGCCCACGGAGCCCAGCGAGGACGATGACGAGGAGCTCTACGCCATCGTGGCGGCGCGAAGCACAACCTAGACACGAAAGGAGCACCTCCAATGAAGAAGGTGTTTCGGAAAAAGGACGGGGACGCCTGGGGGTACCGGCTCTCCGCGCCTCCGGCCGAAGAGGACGGCTGGGAGGAAATCGACCTGGATCAGGTGCCCACGGCGAACCGGATCGACCTCCGTCTCGACATGATCGAGGAGAGCTACGAGCGCAAGCTCCGTAGCTTCGAGGAGGAGATGGACCGCCTGAACGCGAAGCTGCTCGCCCAGAGTTCGGCAGCCGAGACCGCCGGTGGCAAGCCGGAGAAGGTCAGCCTGTGCCGCCTGTTCCGCGGGATCTCCCTGCAGAGCCAGCGGCCGGATGCTTGGCGCGGCGCGGACTTCGAGAAGCACATCGTCGATAGTCAGGACGGTGCCGAGTTCCGCGCGCTGGCCACGCACCTCGACAGCGCCGCGGGCTATCTCGTCCCCGAGATCTACCTGCCCGACGAGTTCATCGAGTACCTGCGCGCGAAGCCGAAGGTAGCACGCCTCGGCATCCGCCGGCTCACCGGACTCCAAGGTGCCCCGGTCGCGCTGCCGAAGCAGACCGGCGGGGCCACGGCGTACTGGGTGGGCGAGAACTCGTCCATCACGGACAGCGACCAGACCGTCGGCCGCATCACCCTCTCGCCGCGCAAGCTGGCGGGAATGACGAAGGTCGCGAACGAACTCGTTCGCCTCGCCAGTCCGGGAGCGGAGGCGTTCGTCCGGCAGGATCTGGCCGACACGCTGGCGCTGGAGCTCGACCGAGTGGTATTGCGCGGCGAAGGCAGTCAGCACAGGCCGCGCGGCGTGCTCTACGCTTCCGGGATCACTACATTCTCCGTGTCCGGCTTCACCAGCGGCACGAGCGTGCTGAACTTCGACAAGGCGTACGACATGCTGTACCAGCTTGAGGTCGGCAACGCCAACGACGACTCGCTCGGGTTCATCATGCACCCGAGGCAGTGGAACCAGGCCCGCAAGAACGCGGACTCCGCGGCGCAGCCCAAGATGACCAGGGGCGCCGGAGCCGCCATCGAGCGGACGATGGATGGCATGCCGGTCGAGGTGACGACGAACCTCGCCGTCGGGTCCTGCATCCTCGGCAACTGGTCGGACTGCATTCTCGCGGAGTGGGCCGGGATCGCGTTCGCCGCGTCCGGCCAAGCTGGCGACTCATTCCAGTACGACCAGACCTGGATCCGAGCCACGATGCTCGTGGACGTCGGTGTGCGCCATGGTGGGTCGTTCTGCGTTTCCACCGGTTTCTCGGCGACGGGTTAGGAGGAGAGACCAATGCACAACAGCGCACACCAGTTCATCAAGGTCGTGACCGGCCTGACCGCCGGCACGTTCACTGGGACGCACTCGGGGCCGGCCATCGATTGTCGCGGGTTTCGCGAGGCACTTGTCCACTTCAACG